TAATATGCCATTTAGTTATTTTGGCATAACTGAACCGCTTAATAGTGGTTACGACTTTTATACAGCAGATCTTGCAATAAATGTAGAAGCGTCTTTGTCTGCCAGTTTAAATGTTGCATCTGTTCCTTTCACTAAGATTTCCTTTGCTTCTGTAAGTATTTCTAATATTCTTTCTACAAGCCTAAATGCTGTCTTTGAAAGACAAGACGGTTCTGTGGTGATGTCTGCTTCGGCAACAGTGAATGTTAGTATGTACAAGCAAGCCTACGCTTCTTCAATTGTTTCGGCAAGTGCAAACATTAATTCTTCAGCAATAAAGATTTCTTTTGCTCAAGCAAGCCTGTCATCTTCTTTGAATTTGGCTATACCAATGCTTGGAATAAGGTTGTCTTCTTCGGCTATGTCTGCTTCGGCAACAGTTCTTGTAGATACTGTAAAAATTGCATTTGCATCGGCATCTATATCAAATATTTTAGATGTCAATCTTGTTGCTGTTTTTGAAAGACAAGATGGATCTGTTGCAATATCTGCAACAACAAATGTTGTGTGCGGTATTACAAAGATAGCATACGCTTCACCTGATGTTTCATTAAGCGCTATGGGGGCAGCTCTGACTGTTGACGCTGAAAAGATTGCAATATCTGGGTCTTCTATTGGTAGTTCATTAAATGTTAATAATGTTTCAATTCTTAAAACTTCTAAGGCTAGTTCTGCAATTAATGTGTCAGCAAATTTGAATTCAAGTATAGTCAGAATAGCTAAAATTTCTGCGGCTCTTTCGGCCAATGTTAACTTGTCTATTCTCGGCAAAATTGTTCTTTTAACTATTCGCATTAATATGTTAAATAATCTTAACCTTATACCAAGAATAGTAAGGTATGAGCCTCAATCTGGGGGAGTAGAGTCTCTTGATACTCAAGAGATAAGAACTTTGTTGTCTATAGACAATCGTGTAATAACTGGTCATAACCGGCAATTCCAGTCCTCACTTGAGCCTGTTTTTATTGAAAATAAAAATGTTAACAATATTAGGTCAAGATATTACAAATCCACAACAAGAGCAAGTAGGAGAACCTTTGTTTTGTCATGGTCTTTTTTGCCAAACAGTAAAGAAAAAACCGTTGATGACCGATGGGCTCGGGATTATATATCGTCAGTAGCTAACGACCCAGATTACCATGTTTTAAAAATTACAAATATGGATTCTTCAGGGCTTACTCCGGCTTCAGAAACAAGTTATAATGTATTAGTAACGGATTACAGCGAAACTTTAATTAGAAGAGATATTGCTGATAATTCTTATTATTGGGATTGCTCAATAACTCTAGGAGAAATTTAATGCTAACTCATGGATTGTATGGTAAACCAATTTCTAATACTTTTATAGAAAAAACTTCGGCTATTTCTCAAAAAATTAAACCATTAGTTATTGCTCATTGGTTGGATAGTAGGCATATTGATAAGGTTGATGCAAACACAGAAATAGCTTCAAGTAATGCTACTTTTCAAATACCATCTTCTAACGACATCGTTAATGAGTCTTATCAGATGCTTTCTGAAAACAGATCTCTTTCTGATAATGAAATAACTTTTAATAAAGCAAAAAGGGCTAATTTTTATTTTACCCCAAATGAATCAATTAATGGAATAGAGAGGGAATCTTTCCCTTGGGCTGTTGCTGGCGCAAAAGATGTCTACGGGAATATCATTACGGCTAATGGGAATTGGCATTGTATGCCAACATCTAGTACTTCAAAAAATAATTCTTTTGATTTAGATGATAATTTTGAATTCGGGTTTTGGTCATCTACGAAAAGTACTTCTAATCTTCATGCAACAAAGCTTGGTTACGAGTTTGCTACCCCAGTAGTTTTGACTTATTTATTTACGGCAAGACCGATAAATGTTATTAAGATTATAACTTCAGAACATTACGGTCAAATAAAATCATATAATGTAAAAGCTTATGTAAATACTTCAACTTTGGTTTTTGATCAAGATGGGGAGATACCAGAAGATAATTATTATTTAACTCATTATCTTGAGGGGATATCTAATACATCTATTAATAAGATATTAGTAACAATATATACAACCAAAAATAAATTAGATAATGCTCGGGTTCAAGAAGTATGCCCTATTTACGAAAAAGATATGACCGATTATGTAATTGATGTTAATGTCTCTAAAGTCAGAGATGTTCATGAAACAAGTCTTCCTATTGCTGGTGGAGGTTCTTCTACTGCATCTATCAATTTCAACAACAGTAATAAAGATTTTAATATATTTAGTTCCGGGTCCCAGTTTGGAAAATATATGAAGAAAGATTTAAGATTCTATGTATATGGCGGTTGGCAGATTGAAAAAACTGATGAATATGTTATATCAACTTTTTTAACAAATTCTATAAATGCTAATTCAAATACAATTCCGGCAGGCACAACATACGGTTTTCCAGACGGAGGCGGTAATAATAATTTTATACTAATAATTAACAAAGATACAGTTAATCGTGAATATGTTTTGTGTTCAAAAAGCACACCTTTTGTTTTTAATGTTATTCAAAGAGGCTATGGGGGCTCGGTAGCCAGATCTCATAGCGCAAATTCTACTGTACATTTTGATACTTTTGAGTATGTTCCTTACGGAGTATTTTACGTTGATGAGTGGCAAGCTTCTTCTTCTTCAATGACAGTAAGCGCTTCTTTGACTAATTGGAGTAAATTTTTGAATGAAAAAACTTTTAATAAAGGATTTTTCTTACAAGATACAACTGTAGCTTTTGCGTCTAAAAATATTTTGATGAATGTTAATTTTCCTGAATCTGATGTTTCTTATTTATCAAAACCATCTGAATCTTATACAAAAAATAATGCAATATTGCATTATGGATTTAATGAAAATATTGTTGACAGGGACAATGCGACTAGGACTATATCAAATTCTTTAAGGGCTAGATTTGTTGAAGTTACATCTAACGATTTAGTTGGGTTAAAAGATATATTGCTTGATGCTAACGATAAAGATTTAAGCATTATGGAGAAAGCTTTAGATATAAAATCTTATTTTACTCCTTCATTAACAACGACCTCTAACCAAATATCCACTCAAGATCAAGCCTACCCCGTTGCGTTGAATTTTACTACTGGAACTTTTACAAAAACTGCCGGTGGTTCTGTGTCCGAATCATATAACGGCGTTTTTGATGGGTTTTATGTTCCAGACACTTCGGGCAATCAAAGCATAATGATTTTGATAAATAGAGGAGGTGTTCGTGTTTATTTGGATAAAATTTTAATTATAAATGATTGGTATTCTATTGAATCTGGCTCCAATTCATTAGTCACCGTGGAGTCAGATAATTACAACCTGACGGCTGGAAAATCTTATGAATTAAGAATAGAGTTTTTTACTGGTACGCTTCAAACTGGAACTCCTTTTCAGATTAAATTAAAAAGAAATGATAATGGCGGAATTGATTGGGTGTATTCTGATCAAACATACACAATGTCTGCCTTAGACCGAATAGGCTCTAGGTCAAATCAATCATATTTGTCTTTTAATAGTTCAACGGGCAGGTGGTCTGTTGTCCCTAGCCAAAATCAAATAGAAAGATCGGCTAGAAGGAATAATGCTTTATATATTGGCACTCCAGTTTTGTCTCAACCTGGCGGTGTTGTTTCTGATGTTGATAACAAAAGTTTACTTCTTTCGTCAAATTCATATTTAAGAGTTCCTTATGATATATCATATGACATTTTTAATAGTAATTCTCACACATATACTGGTGATTTTACAATTTCTACATTTATAAAATTTAATCAGGGTTCTTTTTCAAATACTGGTGAATTTATCAGTAATTGGAGTAATGCGTCATCAAATTCTGGTTTTGAATTATTTTATAATTCTTCAATGCATGGTTTAAAAATGATAACAAGTTCAGGTGTTCAGACAATTTCATCTAATACTGCGTTGTCAAATTCTGCTTTTACATTAATGTCATTTACGCTTGATGGTACTTCTTTAAAATATTACATAAATGGTTCTTTATCCAATAGTATTACTATATCAGGTACTCCAGTTTCGTATTCTAATAAAGACCTTTGCATTGGTGGGCGTGGTGCTAAGTATGAATCTTCCAATGAAGTTGCACCTAGCGCAATTAGGGAATTTACAATTGATGAGTTTGCTATATTTAATAAAGCTTTAAATGCAGAACAAAATTTAAATAATTATATAGAAACACAAATGCAACCAACAGATGTTTTTCCTTTTATATATGGAAATGACACCACTGCGCAAAGTATAATCAATGATATAAGTTTAGCTGATCTTGGTCGCTTATATATAGATGAAAATCAAAAAGCAAAATATGAACATTTTAATAGATTTTTTGAACCTACTATAGATCAACATGCAAATGTGCAACAAATATTTTCTGATACAACAAATATTATAGATGCTAGTTATAATGTTCAATTACAAACAAATAAAGTTGTTGTAAAAATTGCAGGAGTGACAAATAATTTAATTGCTAGGCAATCTTTGTGGAGAGCTGAAGACCCAACATCTCTCGGTGTCGTTGAATTAACATCAAACATTACGAGTACGTCTAATTCTATTCCGGTAAGTACGACTGATGATCCAACTTTTCCAAAATCAGGATATCTTAAAATTAATAACGAAATTGTAAAATATAGTAATACAACTAGTAATTCTTTTTTGACTGTGGAAAGAGCTCAATTTGACACAACAGCAGCATCTCATTCTGACGGAGCCCTTGTTAGAGAGGTTCGTAGTTTTGATATTAAGTTTGATAAGACACCAGCTTTTAGAGTTCAAAATCCATTGATAACAAATCTTAATGAGCCAGAGCCTGCTTTAATTGAAATGATTAAATATGAATCTAATCATTATGGTGCTAAATTGATTATTGCTGCTTCAAACGCAACAACTTCTGGTTCACTTATTTATGTTGAGGGAGAAAACCCTGCGGATAATACAAAAGCTTTTGCGTCAATAGCCGGAATACCAGTTGTTGTAACTGAAGCTAAAGGTGAAGTTTTAGAAAAAGTTGCAAAACTTAATGATAATATTAGAAAATATGGTCTTAAAGAATTAATTATTGAAAACGAATTTATTACTAATTTAGAAAAAGCACAAAGAATAGCTAATTTTATTATTAATAAAATGAGTGATCCTGTACCTATTATAACTTTAAATATATTGCCAAACCCTAGAATACAATTAGGCGATAGAATAAAGATATCTTCAATGGATTCTTTTGATATAATTAATGGAGAGTATTGGGTTATCAGTACCGAGTGTGGGTTCTCCGACAGCCCATCGCAAAGCATTACTGTCAGGAAGGTGGTGTAGTGAGCAGGCTAAGATCTGGTTCCAGTGGGATTTCTGAAAGCAGCGTTGTTTTTTATAATGGCGGACACTCCCATGATGGAATATCAGCTGCGCTTATAGACACTGATGAATATTCAATTTATGATTGGACAGTTGGTTACGTTGGGTCTGGCTCAAGACTGTCTCGGCAAGTTTCAAATTTTAATTCTTTAAAAAATGTAATTTCAGACATTGTAACAGATACTGTTTTAGGCCCTTCGGGGATTAGGTTAGCTCCAAATACCTTGCATGCTATTAGTATTGTTTCTAACACTATTACTGCTGATCAGATTGCCGCTAATACAATTACAGCCAATGAATTGAACGCCAATATTGTTTTAATAAATCAAGTAATTAAAAGCAATAATTATGTGTCTGGAACCTCTGGTTGGGCTATTCACGGGAATGGGGCTGCCGAATTTGCTAACACATCAATTCGTGGTGCGCTGGTTGCAAACTCTGTTAGCACACCGGGAATTGATATTTTATCTAATGGTGCAATTGTAAGCACAAACTTTAATGTAACTCCTGCAGGAAATATAACAGCAACTAATGCGACATTAAGTGGCACAATAGAAGCATCAGAAATTTATATTAATTCCTTAAATTACTGGAATTCAAACGGTCAATTTAATGTTGGCACAGCAAACAATTATTTGTCTTATGATGGCACAGATTTGGAATTAAGTGGTGCTGTTAATGCTACATCTGGAAGCATTGGTGATTGGTCTATTTCAGGTGGAGATATATCTGCTGGAGATACTACATTGCGATCAGATGGGACAGCTGAGTTTGGTACGGCATTGCTAATTGGTAATAACGACATTGGTTTTGCTGAAGATATTGTTGCTACTAATATTATTAGGAGCGCACAATTTGAGCTATCTACTGCAAAAGGCATTTTTTACACAGCAACAGCAGCAGCCGCGGGTACAAATGATTATGGTATTTCATTCTTTTATAATAACACTAATCTTTATGCTCGTATTTTTAACTCAAGCACTAACACTGCAAACAATGTTTGCCTTACTAACTGTGGTTCTTCACCTACCCCAACACCTTCTCCAACACCTACCCCAACGCCTACACCTACTCCCACTCCAACACCTACGCCAACACCTACTCCTACTCCAACTCCAACACCTACTCCGTATGGAGGCCCTGGTCCTGGCCCAACACCTACGCCTGTCCCAACACCCGTTCCTGTTCCTGTTCCCACACCTGTACCTGTTCCTATTAATTGCTCCCCTGCATGCCCACAAGACTTTATTTGTTATGATGGATACTGCATTGGTTAATGGTGAGGCTGGTGCGTAATTCCAAACCCCAGTATTGATGGGGTAGTGGTCGGGGTTTCAGTACATGTTTGGAACGCGAAACGGCAGTTCTTGGAACACGGGTTTGATCATCTTCCTAAGAAAGAGGCGGAGTCCAGGACAGACAGGGTGGAGCTAAAATCTCATAAACTGCGGTATAGATAGGTCATAAACTGCGGTACAAACTGACCATAAACTGCGGTATGCTAATTGTAG